GTAGCTCCAGGTGCCGTACATGGAACGGCGCTCATCTGCACGAACCGCCTTGCCCCGTAGCCCAGCAGGGCGCTCCACCATCGCACCCTTGGTGGCCGGCCCAGTCCAGGTACCGGAGCCGTCGCAGCTGAAGCAGGGCCGGACGTCCGACGGGCGCTTAGGGTTGACCCACTTGCCGGTGGACACTCCGTTCGCGTCCTTGCACTTGCGGCAGGGCTCGGTGACGCGCGCCTTGTTGTAGCACTTGTCTTTCAGCTCGACCACGCGTCCAACCACGCTGTCCTTCGTGGGATGCTCCACGGCCGCGTAGTGGCTGTATGCGATGCGGTTGCACCACATGACGTACAGGCAGTGCTTGATCTCGGGGATCATCTCGGCGGGCGGCTCCGGCAGGTTCTTGACTCCGCCCGGGTAGCGTGTGGAGCCGATCTCGTACCGCTTGATCTTCTTGGTTTCCGTGTCGTAGCCGCACTGGTGCCAGTCGCTATCGTCACGCATGTTGTGTTCCCAATCACCGCCAACTGCATAGATCGTCATGGTTCTCTCCGTTTTCTTCCGTCCAGAAGGGGGTGACTATAAGCAGCCACCCCGGTTCCCCACCCACTTTGCGATTACTTGGTCGTCAGCTTCAGCAGCCCAGTCTCCTCGTCGTGGTTGATGCCGAAGCCCAGGGTGTAGTGCATGATCCGGACCAGCTCGTACGCCCGTCGCTCCACCGTGTTCGAGTTACCCTTGCCCCGACCGGCGTCGAACTCCTTGATCAGGTTGATCACGTCGAGAAGCGTGCATCCCTTGAGCATGCGGTCGTAGCACAGGGAGCGGAGGGTGACCTGGGTACCCTTGGGGGCGTGGGCGTCGCTGCGAGCCTTGAAGGCGAAGGACATCCGCACGCCGACCTTGGGCAGGCCCTCCAGGCCCGTCGTCGTAGCGACCTTGGACGCCTTCTCCGGCTTGGGCATGCGACCCTTACCCGGGCCGGCGACGGGCGCCGGAGGCGGCAGGGAAGCCTTCTTCGGCTTGGCTTCTTCCGGGTAGCGCTCCGCCAAGAAGTCCCCACCCACGCCATCGGCCGGAGAAACTACCGGAGGAGGCGGGAAGGAGCTGCGACGGACCTCCTCGGCGGTTACCTCGGTGCCGACCTTTGCCATGATGGCGCGAGTGCGGGAGATGGCCGTTTCCTTGTCGCTGAACTTGTTGACCGGGCGAACACCCAGCTTGGACGCCGCAGTGTTGTACAGGTTGACCAGCTCGGACGACTTCAGGCTTCGCAGATTCGTTGCAGTGCTCATTGTTATCTCCGTTTCTCGCCGGGTCACCCCCGGCCACAGAATCAGTATTGAGCGCCGGCCACCAAAAGGCAACCACGAATCTGCTCGGCGCGTACGATTCTGCTAAAAGTCCGGAATCACATCGTTCGGGGCTGGGATGACACGAATCACGGGGCGTTCCGCTACGGGGCGAGGTAGCGCCCTGCGCCTGGCCGCCTTTACGCGTGCGAGGATGACCCTCCAGTCCTGCTGGGTGTAGGCGCCCACCGCGATGCAGAACGAGCGCAGGGAGCGGTTCTGGCGCGCCGAGTTGCAGCTCTTGCAGGCGGTCACCAGGTTGTCGGTCCGGTTGCTCCCGCCCTTGGAGAGCGGCCGTAGGTGGTCCAGGCTGAGCAGGCCCGCCTCCCCAGGCCGCTCGGCCTGGTCGCAGTACGCGCATCTCCACCCGTCGCGCTCGTAGATTCGAGCGCGACGGCGCTTGTTGATCCACTTAGCGGGCACGCCACCTCCCACTGATGATCATGATGCAGGCCACGAACAGGAGCCCAATGAGCAGTTCGTTCTCAGGCGTCCGACGAGGGTGCAGCACCCAGCTCGACACATCCTGGCTCATCGCAGCCGTCCTCGTCGCAGCCCTGGTCGGTGGAAGGGCAGTCGTCGCAGTGTGGCAGGACCGGTTCAAGCAAACAATTGCAGTGCCAGCAGACATCGGTGCTCTCCGCTTGTTTCTTGGCCTCGGCCAGCTCACGCTCGAGTCGGTCGATGGTCTCCTTGGGCTCGGCGAGCCGCTTCAACTCGGCCTCGAGCTGCACGACCCGGTCCTGCAGCTCTTTTACGCCTACCCACACGTTCGTGTCGTCCGCGCGACGGATTGCCTCGTGCTCACTCACAACTTCGTCTCCCTGCTTCGTCGATGGTGCAGCTGACCTCTTGGGTCGGCTTGACTTTGATGATCCCCATCCTCTTGCCGTCGGGCCGGAACGTGGTGCAGCCCTTGGCACCGCCGTCGAACGCCTTCATGTAGACGCTCTTGAACTCGTCCCAGCTGGCGCCCGGAGCCAGGTTACAGGTCTTGCTGACAGCGCTGTCAATGTACTTCTGGGAGGCCAGGAGCACGTTGACATGCTCATCCACCGTGACGTCTGCCGTGGTGCGACCCTTCACTCCCCATACCCGGTAAGCGTAGTCCGTGCAGGAGTACGTGATGTCGCCGTCTGCACCCCGCACCTTGCGGTCGAACTCATACGCGAAGGGTGGCTCGATACTGGAGCTAACGCAGTCCGCCGTGAAGCTGATGGTTCCGGTCGGCGCGATGGACGTCAAGTGGCTGTTGCGGATGCCATAGCGACGGATGACGTCCAGAACATCTCCATCCAACGTATTGACAAACTTGCCAGCCAGATACCGGTCACGGTCGAACAGCGGGAAGGCACCCTTCTCCCGAGCCAAGTAAGCGCTGACCCTGTAGCACTCGTTGGTCATGCGCGAAAGAATGGCCTCTTGCACGTCCAAGAACGCTTGGCTACCGTATGGATGACCGATGGCCTCCAAAGCGTTGGCGAGCCCGGTGATTCCAATGCCCATCCTTCGCTTGTTCTTGGCTTCCTTCTCCTGCTCGTACAACGGGTAACGAGCCCGGTCCACCACGTTGTCCATTGCACGCACGACTGGCTCTACATCCTGGAGCAGCTGGTTTAGGTCCAGCCAGTGCCCGCCTTCGCTCCTGGGCCGAACATACTTCACCAGGTTGAAAGAGCCCAGTAGGCACGCTCCGTACGGCGGCAGCGGCTGCTCACCACACGGATTGGTCGCGGCAACGCTCTCGCAGTACCACAGGTTGTTCATCTGGTTGATGCGGTCGATGAACAGCACGCCCGGTTCAGCCCAGTCCCAGGTGCCGCGCATGATCATGTCCCACAGGGCACGCGCGTCCACGGTCTTGTAGGTGGAACCACCCCAGCGTAGGTCGAAGTCCAAGCCGTCCTTGACGGCCTGCATGAACTCGTCGGTCACGCCGACGCTGATGTTGAACCCGCTAAAGCGCAGGGTGGCTTGGAGGGCGGAGTGGGCCGCGGCTCGCTCTCCGTCGTCTTCGATAGCTTCAACGAGGCGCCAGAGCGCTTGCATCTCCTCGGAGGGTTGCTTGGACCGGATGAACTCCTCGATATCCGGGTGATCAACGCGCAGGACCCCCATCTGCGCGCCGCGACGATGACCGCTGGAACTTGTGCACCGACAAACGGCATCGAAGATGTCCATAAACGCAACCGGACCGGATGAGTTGGACTGCAGCTTCTTGATAGCCGCTCCGCGAGGGCGTAGACTGGAGAAGTCGTATCCAATGCCACCGCCTTGTCGCATGGTGGCGGCTGCTTCGAGGGCACGGGACATGATGGAGCCGTGCCCCTCAACAAAGGAGTCCTCGATAGTACCGCTAACATAGCAGTTGTAAGGAGTGACGCTACGGGTGCTTCCCATTGCGCTCTGTACACGCCCAGCAGGGAGGAAGCGCATGTCCAGCAGTATGTCCCGAAACGCTTGGTAGTGTTTGTCATCGTCTCGCAGAGCGCCCGCCACCCGCCCTGCTGCTTCCCTAAAGCTTTCTCCTCGTCCACGATACTTCTCCGCATGAATGGCTTGGCTGGCTGGCTGAGTCGGTCCCATATGTTCCTTTGGAGGCTACGAGCTGTATATGCTAGCGCGTTACACGAGGAGCGTAAGGCTCTGTTGTGCGCGCGTGGTAGCTGTGTAGAGCCACTGGTACCGCTTGTCTCTCGCGATGAACGACTCATCGAAGATTACTGGGTTCCGGTATTGAGAGCCCTGGGTCTTGTGGCAGGTGAGCGCGTAGCCATAGTCAAACTCCTCGGCTTCCTTGCGCTGGAACCACTGCTTCCTGAGCTGCTCCTCTTTGCCAACGAAGTGGTGCGTGTGAGCGTGCACCTCCAGCTGGGCTCCTCCCTCGATGGGCTCGATGACCATGTCGAGCCGCTCAATGTCCTCGTACACTTCTGGTGTCTTGACAACACGGTATAGGGCTCCATTGAGAAGACCCTTCTCATGATTGTTGCGCAGGCAGACAATCTTCTCGCCTTCGCCGGGCCACTTGCCCTTGTGCCCGAGGAGCACGCGCATACGGTTGTTGAAGGAATGGCGCGTCTCGTTCTTGCCGACGATGATCTGGTCGGACTCAAGCACAATGTCGCGGAGCACATTGGTGCTGAGGTCAGAACGCCGAAGAACGCGGGTCCCCTGGCCCCATTCCTTCGGACGTGGGTACTCCATGTTCCGGATGGAGGTGGACAACGCGATGATGGGGTTCCCCTCGGCCTGCCGGTGGATCTGCGTCAGCATGAAGGCGGGACGGTCCTTGGTGAAGGCACCTTCACCACCCACAGGCGGCAGCTGGAACGGGTCGCCCAGCACGAGCGTCTTTCGACCAAAGGAGCACCAGTCGTCACGCATCTCCTGGTTGACCATGGACACCTCGTCCAGAACGCCCAAGGGGAGCTCACCGACAACAGACTCGTGGTTCAGGATGAAGATTGGCTTGCGAGCCGCCTTCTCTTCCTGGGCAATGAGACCCTCTAGGTGTTGGACCTTGGGGTGCTCGTCAATCTCCTTTGCGCTGTACTCGTCCACGTACAGGTCACGCCGCAAGTCCAGCAGCTCCTGCTTCAGCTCCTCGATGTGGGCGTTGCTCTGCGCTCTGGACTTGTAGATCCAGGAGTGAATGGTGGATGCGCCGGGGCATCCACACTCCCGGAGCCGCAGCGCTGCCTTGCCGGTAAAGGCAGCGAACGCGGTCTTCTCTAGGCCCACGAGGTCCGAAGCAAGCTTGCTGGCGATCGAGGTCTTACCCGTCCCTGCCCAGCCGCCCAAGTAGAACACCTGGTCCGGTCCTTCAAACCACTGCACGATGGCGTCATACGCCTCTTGCTGTTGCGGGCCTAGTTGCATGTCTCAGCCATCCTCGCCGACGTCGCCGTCGAGCTGTTCGTCCGTGACGGCCTCTTCCTCCACCTGCAGCTGCTTGGCAACTTCCGGGTGCAGCCCGGCGATGTAGGCCTCGGTCATCTTGTTGTACTTCTTGTGGACGTTACGCTCCGCCGTGACCAAGCCCTTGGCTCGGCTGGCTGCGAGTCGCTTCAGGTCCTTGCGGGCCTTCAGCTCTTGCTTGATGATGTCTTCTCGTTTCATGACTGCTCCTCAAGGTTGCAGAATTGGTGCAGATGGTGACTGCAGCGCCCAATCGAGGTTGGCTCCGGATGCGCCCCATGGCTGACGGACTGAGCCACCATCTACAGAATTGTTCAGAACGGCACGTCTTCGCCGCCACCAGCGGCTTCGGTCCCGTCCATCTTGCTGTAGTCGCCCTTCATGTCGCCGGAGTCGAACGCCTGGAACATGGCGTACGCGGAGTCCAGCAGGTCCTTCTCGGTCTCCGGATCGATGGAGCTGAGCTTCAAGTCGCCGGCAACCGGGAAGGCTTCCGTCTTGACGTTGAAGAACACGCCCTTGTTGGTGCGTGGGTCCTTGAACCCTGTGATCTTCACGCGGAAGGTGAACATGGGCTGACGAGGCTTGACCATGTACATCTTCGTCCACCAGTTCTTCACCGCGCCGATCTTGGTCGAGGTGAACGCGAAGATGGCGCAGTCGCCCTGTGTGGTCTTGCCATCGTCCGAGAGGATGAGGCAGAACACGTCGTGCGACTCGATCAGCTCGTTCTGTGTCTTGTTGTCAGCGCTGGGGATGCTGAGCTTGCCGACCTTATTGCCCGCTGCCTTCTGCGCCTGAAGCACGGCCGCGCTGTTGGGCTCGTGGGTGCCCACGAAGCCACCACCCTGCTCCCGAGGACGCCACTCGACGAAGTGGTGCTTCTTGCCCAGTGGGACTACGACGATGCCCTGCTCCATGGGGATGAGTTGACCGGACGCCGTGTTGTAGAACATGCCTGGCTTGGCGCCCTCAACTTCGGAGTTCGTGATCTCCGGGCTCATGGGCTGTAGCACCTTGATGAAGGGGGTCTTCAGGTCCTCCTTGGTGACGCCTTCGAAGCCGGTCTTCGTGCCATACTCGCCGTAACGGCTGATGCCGGTCGGCGAAACGCCTGCCTTCTCCATCTGCGTCGCTGCCGTCTCTGCTGTCTTCTTTGCTGCTGCCATACTTGCTTCCTTGTTGGTTGCTGCGGACACTACGCCTCCGCTGCCCAGGCGCTACCGACGCTGTTGCGTCCTTAGTCCTTGACGATCTTCGCCACGTTGCGACGATGGATGTGGAAGTCCTCGGGCAACTCCTTGCCATCCGCCAACATGTCGCGCGCGAACTTGTTGAAGGTCTGCGGGTGAACGGCGTACTGGCGCTGCACCGAGTACTTCTGGTCGCGCAGCTCCTTCTCCAGCGCCAACGCCTGCTCCGACTGGGAGCGGTCGAACTCTACCTTCAGCTCGCGGCTGATGAGCTTGCCGTAGCCGTTGTCATCGAGCCACTTGAAGATGCGGCTGCGACGCTTCATCAGCTCGGGGTCCCGCGTGGAAGGCGCCGGGCAGCTCGCCGTGACCAGCTCCTGGATCTTGATCTTGGTTCCGCTCAGCGTTACGAACTCCTTCAAGCCGGCCTGGTCCATCAGGTCCGGCAATGTGCCGTCGCTGACCACTCGCAGCTCCTCTTCCTTCTCCTTGACCAAACGAGCCAGATCGTTCAGCTCGTTCATGAGCCGCTCTTGCTCCGCTGCGGTGGCAGCAATCCTGTTCAGCAGGTCACTGCCAGCCGGCACCTCGATGTACTTGGAATAGTCTCTTTCCACCATGGCTCTGTCCTTTTCTTCCTGGTACTATACTGCTCCGATACGCTCCCGCAATCAGGCAATTGGCTCTTCGAGCGTAACAATGAGAGGCATGTACTCGCCGTTCGACCACTGGAGGAACTTCAGCGAGTTGCTGTACTCGCCGGCGAACACTGCCATCATGCTCATGAGCACGGGGTTGCCGATACACAGCAGGAAGTCCCGATCACCGTCGAAGTTGACGAGCCCTGCTCGCATCTTCTCGAACACGCCGCGCGACCATGGTGCAGCAGTCGGCTCCAACAGCCAGATCAGGTTGCCATAGTCCCGACGCAGCGAGCGCCCAGCCTGGCTGGTCGAGCTCAAGTCGAACTTGGGCAACAGTTGGTTGCCCTTCTTGTGCATCGGGCACTGGGTTGCGAAGACGTTACTCATGTCATATCCATTCGGTTGGTGTGTCCCCCAACACTTGCTGGGCGAACTTGTGGTTCTTGCGTAACGCTCGGAGTATCTTCCCGTCGATGGTGCCGTTAGCGATGTAATCGATGTACAGTACAGAGTGCTGAAGACCGATGCGATGGGCACGGTCTTCAGACTGCGCCCGATGCTCCCAGTTGTAGGACTGGCTGTAATAGTGAACGAACTTGGCCGCATGGAGCGTAACACCAGCGGACGCCGCGGACTGCTTGGCAACGAAGTCCGTTGCATCGCCCTCCTGGAAGGCGCGCTTGTTCTCCTCACGCTCGTCGATTGAAACCTGGCCGTCGTAGCGGACAGGTTTCCGACCCATGTCCACGAGAGTCCTCATGACCAGGTCCACGTCTGTGTTGAACCGGCACCACACGATGGACTTGCCGTCCAGGTCCTTAACTGCTTCCTTGAAGCACTCCAGACGAGGGTTGCGATCTCCAATCATGATGACTGGCTCGCCGGCTTCCGGCGGCATGTAGCCACAAGTGATCTGAGCGTGTCGAGTGCCGAGCGTCAACTGATCAAGCACCTCGACCAGCTTCTCCTCGTCTTCCTCATTGATACGAGGGAAGTGCGTGATGAGGTCCTCCTCCAGCTCCACGTACATGCGCATCTGCTCCGGCGTCAAGTCGAAGTAACGCTTGGTGTAGACCTTGGGCGGAAGCTTGATGCCGGCGGAATCCTTGGTCAGGCGGTGGCCAATGAGCTTGATGTAACCGGCCATCTCCTCGATGTTCTTGTAGCCCAGCACCTGGTCGTATCCGGGGTCCCACCCATCCTCCTCCAGAGCCTCAGCTCGAGTGCGCATGATGGCGAAGTGCTTCTTGAAGACGCTGAATGGCTCCAGCCCGCGCTTCTCCCAGAAGTTCTCGTCCAGGAATCGCACCTGCATGTACAGGTCTAGGATACCGTTGGTGACTGGTGTGCCGCTGAGCACGGTCTTGTATGGCAAGTATCGCCCCGCAGTCACCACAGTGACTGCTGTCTTACCGCTCGGCTTCTTGATGCGCTGGCTCTCGTCCACGACGCCGAAGCATTGGAACTTCAGCATGAAACGGCGAGCGTACGCCTTCCCCAGCTTGGTGCGTATGGCATCGAACGACATCACAAGAACTGCTGGGCCTTTGGCCTTGAGCAGTTCTTGTCTGGCCTGCAGGTTGCGCTTCTGTTTGGCCTTGGATGATTGGTACAAGTGAACACATGCCTGGCTCAACAATGAATCAGGCATGTGCTTCGGCAGCTCGTCGTTCACCCAGTTTGGTGCAACGTTGCTGGGCGCCACCACGAACAAGCCCTGGACCTTGCCGCTGAGGTACAGGTGTCCGAACTTGTCGATGGTGGGCTTGGTCTTGCCAACGCCCTGCTCCCAGAACAGCGCGTACACCTGGAGGTCCTTCGAGAACTCATATGCGTCGCGCTGGTGGCGCAGGGAGGTGGTCTTCTCAACGTACATTCTTGTGCTCCTCAACCAGCTCCAAGACTCGTCGTTCCACCGCCGGTGGTAGACCATCTGCAGCCAAAGGCTTCATAGGGTCGTTGTTCAGCCACCAACCGCCGAACTGCTTGAACACAAACTGTGCAAACGCCTCCGTCAGCTCAGCGTTGGAGCGATGCAGCCCGCGATTGGACTCACGTTGCTGTTCGATGCGTTGCTCCAACCGCTGACGAATCTCCAGATGGTGGTTGGGTCTTTCCTCGTTGGGAGGATCGAACACCCAACCATACTGGCCAAGCATGCAGTGCCGCACCTCCGAGGAGTGCTGACGGTACAAGCACCGACGACCATCCTTGACGAAAGTGCAACGATCGGTCATTCGTCCTCTTCACCACAGCAGCCGATAATGTAGTCCGGCCGGCGCTGGTTGGGTTGAGGGCAGATAGCGAGGATGCGCCAACCACGGTCCAGGTGGGCCTGCAAGTCATCGGTGCAAGCGTCCTGGAGCAGCTCCACCTTGGAGACCTTCAGCAAGCCCAGGTTGGGCACGTGAACGTCGCAGCGCGTGTTGTACTGGTTGGGGTGCGTATGACCAGTGTGGCGCTTGATCATGTCCTCCAGATGGTTCACCAACGTGGTGAACGTGCTGGTCTCAATGGCGCCACCATCGATGCGAAAGTCAAGACCCCTGAGAACCTCGTTCCGCACGATGGCGAACGGGTCCACGCGGAACCCACTGCGCGCCGTTCCACGCTGCCACTCGAACTGCGCATCTGGAGGATACACATCGAAGGACGGGTCCATCTCCTTCAGCACCGCGATCTGTTCCGGGGTTGGCTTGCAGGTGTATCCGAGTTGCATGTACAAGATCATGGTTCTGTCCTTTTCTGAACATCCCCGGGCAGGTTGAGCCTTCCTGCCCGGGGATACTATCGGAAGGTTCGAACCACAGCATGGGGCCACGCGAGCCCAGGCGCAATCATGTTCTGCCTACTCGACTGCCTCGACCACCCCTCGACTAACCCTCGACTAATCTCAAGACGACAATCCGTAAGGGTTACCACGTCGAACTGCCGTTACTCTTATTCTACTCTACTAGAGAGAGAGAGAGAGAGAAGAATACGGCAGTCCCCCTAGTCCCCCGCTGGCCTAGCAATCCGATGGGGGGTCGTTCCAGTCGAGGGAGTCGTTCTTCTGGGCTTTTGGGACGGTAATTGCACATGAAAGTTGCGCTCGACTGGTGGTGGCCAGTCGAGCGCAAGTCGAGCGAGGTCGAGCTACAAAGGAGCGTTCGCGAGAAACGGCTCGAGGAACTTAAGTATGTCGGGCAGATGCTTCGCGAGGTCCGGTGCGTAGCGGCCCAGAGCAGCCGCACCAATGGGGATAGCCGCCTTGGCCGCGCGCACGGCCCACACCTTCCACCGCGACGCAGCCTCGAGGCGCTCCACGCGAGGGATGAGGGCTTTCAGCTCCTTCGCCTGGGCCCCAAAGGCGGTGGTAAGCTCCGTCTGCCCGATGAACAGGCGCGCCTGACCCTTCTCCAACGTCTGCTGCCCCTCCACCACCGCGTCCAAGCTCTTCTTCACCTCCTCCAGCGCGGACATGATCCGGCGTTGGCCGGCGGTGGTGAGTTCGAACGGTTGCTCATCGGGCACGTCCTCTTCCTCCACGTTGACGAGCTTGAACGGTTGCATTGAGACCCCCGATTACGGAGCGCCAGCGTCAGCGGCGGTGGGTGCAGGCGCGCCCAGCAGCGGTGCGTCGTCCTTGCATTCGTACAGGGTCCCGGCGATGGTGGTCAGTAACGCTGCCAGCAGGACAGCGGCTTTCTTCTTTGACATGGAGAGCCTCCTTGAACAAGAAGGCTACGATCCGCTGATCCGGAAGGCAAGGACCCTAGCGGGTGGCGTCACCTGCCCAAGGTGTTTCGTCAATGATTCCGGGCTGCATTGCTGGGTTGAATGTTCGCAAGTAGATTGTCTTGAGAGTGTGCTCTCTCAACGTGGTGCGACATTGATTCCCAGTATTGCCCTCAACGTTCATGGTGACCCAGCCTTTGGACCCCATCTGCTTGCCAATGATCAACCAGATGTGACCCGTGCCGTCCGGTCTCAGGAAACAGCCAAGATCTCCAGCCTGAACATTCTCAATCGAAACTGCAGTCAGTCCTGACTTGTGGACCCAGTCGTGCACGCGCGCGAACTTGCGTTGAGTGGTGCCAGCACAGCTGAGCACCCAGCTGACGAACGCCGCACACCACGCGTTCTGCGGCATGGGGATGGTCTTGTCCTCCGGCACTGGCACGCCGCAGCGCTTCAGCCAGAAGTCGATGTCAGGGCCTCGGTTGGAGCCCATAGGGGTTTCCTTGATTCCAACGCACTCCACCGCGGTGAGCACAGCCTTGCGCCGCTCACTGGGCAGGTCCTCGATGGCCATGGCCCAGCGGGTTCGCTGCCCGACGTCGCCGTCGACCACCAAGGGTTTGCCTTCGTGGTCGACGTGTGTTGCTTGGAAGTTGATCAGATCTTGGTCTTGAGGCATATCTCCATCATAGCACGATCGGAGACGTAGCGCTTCCAAACCATCAGGTTGTCGAACCGGCCATCGAAGATGCGCATGTAGTTCAAGCCCAGCGGCGTGCTGGGCGCTGCGACTCCTAGGGCCACATCCACGAGAACACCGTTGATGAACAGTCCCATTCGGCCATCAGACACGCGGTAGTTGACACCAACGTGAACAGGGTCACCGCCCACTGGACAGGCCGCCTGCACCGAGAACGTACCCATGTTGTGGCCGGCGGCCAGGTCGTTGTCGAAGAACCCGAAGAAGCGCGTCACGTTGTCAGTGGTGGCTACCAGCTCGGTGCTGCCGGTGTCGCTGTTGTGGCGTACCCACACGGCGCAGGCGTAGTCCCCGGTAATGTCGATGATGTCGCTTTGCAGCGTGGTCGACGGGATAGACCAGCCGTTGGTGCCATCCGCGACCAGCATGGTGCCACGCACTGCATCGCTCACGGTTCCAAAGGAATGGTCCGCATCGAACGTCTGCTCGTACACCCCTTCATCCCGGAACTGCTTCTGTACCCACACCTTCATGCCGTCATACAGGTAGTACAGGTTGCTGTAGTTGATGCCGCTGACGTTGAACACCATGTTGCTCTCAGCGCTCAGCTCGCTGACCATGTAAGCGAACGGCATGGACTCGTCGTCCTTGACGATGTTGTACAGCGTCGGCACACCCAGGCTGGTGTCCGTGATCAGAGGGTTGCTGGGCGCGGAGCCCAGCACCACGTCGAACGAACCGCCACCACCAGTGACAGGGATACCTTCGACTGTACCGTCCGGGTGCATGAGGAAGATAGTGTAGTCTCCGGGAGCGGAGAAGTCCGGCGACTGACTCAACCTCAGGTTGAGACCGCTCACCGTCACCACGTTGCCAGATTGACGGTCGAGTTTGGTCGTGTCGGACACCATGATGCGTTGGCGTGCAACCAGCGGTGCCGCCTCTTGACAAGTCTGCATCTCGAACGACTGGCGTTGCTGCGTCATCTTCTGGAAGGCACGGGCCGCGTGCCAGAAGGCGTGAACGCGGCTTTGCAGCCCGTTCATGCTGAGCGACCGAGGAGCAACCGTGGTTCCGAAGCGCGGCCAGCGAACCTTGTTCAATCGATCGTTGAAGGGATCCGAGTACTCCACTTCCACGCAATCATTCTCGGTGGTCTTGCCGAACGTGTCCGTGATCTTCTGGGAGTCCGGCACGATGTTGCGGTGGTTGAAGGCTGCGACCGCGATGTCAGTTTCAACCTCAGGGTTGCACTTGATGACGTTGCCTTGCCTATAGATGGTGCAGAAGCCCAGGTTGGCAATGGCCGTGAAGGTCTCCTCCGCGGAAAGGTTGTAATCGTCGAACGTCATGGAAACAAGGGTCGCGCGCTCTCCAGTGTTCGAGTCGTTGAAGTACTGGCGAACCGTTTCGAAGGCGTTGGCAATCCCTGCGAAGTCAATCTGGGCGTCGGACAGGTTGCCCACCGTGCTGTTCTTCATGAGAGTGAAGAGCACGTTCTCAGCATCACCGTTGGCCACCGCCGGGCCGCCGAAGGTGACACCGTTCCAGGTGAAGATCATGCGGGTGCAGATGATGTTCAGCTCACGTCGACGGATTCGTGCAGCGCCAGCCGTAGCGATGGTCTTGGTGTGCACAGTGGTCACGTCGCCGAACGAGATGTTCGGTGGACGGCTGACGGAGTAGCAGTGGGTCCATCGCACCTCGTCCGTGATGCGTCCAGTGTAGGCGCGTTGCCCTGGAGGCGTGGCGGAGGGAGCCGGGTAGTTTACCTCTTCGACGAAGGTCGGCAGCTCGGTGCGGCGAACGCGCTTGGTAAGGCGCCGCGCTCGGATCAAGAAGCGCCCACCAGCGATTACTCCCGTGTCAATGCGAGCCGTGATGGCGCGCTGGCCGTCCGTGACGTCGGATCCGATGAGATCCACCGTCGTGGCAACGAACGGACCAGTGGCCAGGCCAGTCAGGTCTGCTGGCGCTAACTCCACACCCAAACGACACTCCGGCACCTGGATGCTGACGCCGTCGTCCGCGTACAGCCCGTTGGGGGCCACGAAGTTGCAGATGACCTGGTGCCCGGCCGTTCCCGGGTCGTGCTCGATGTCCACGAAGAATGGACCGACGTACAGGTTGGTGAGCGGAGTCACCTCGAAGAACGGCGCATCGAAGCCACCCGGGGTGGTCTGGGGGATACCGATGCCAGCGGCGTACGCTGGAACCAAGGCCCACTCTGCGGCCAGCGCTGGTGGAATGTCGATGAAGATCTGCACTCGATTCAGGACCGAATCGTCCACCATGGAGGTGACCGTGGGGCAGTTCTCGAAGTCGTTCGCGTCGGACGACTGCAGGTTGGGAACCGTGGCGCTGCTGGCCAGGTAGGTCTGAGCAAACAGCCAGAGTCTATCCCCCACATTGATTCGGTCGTACACGAACGCGCGGTTCTTGAACGATGGAGCATGGATGCAGCCGTGCGTGGCGTCGATGTACCGGATGGCCATGGCGCCGAAGAACACCTGATAGTTGGTGGCAGCTGCACTGTTGGTGTAGGCGCCATCGGTGTCGCTGAACTTCACCGCCCCATAGATGGTGCGTGAGTTGATTGGCTCCAGGCTCTGGCCGTTCACGGCGCTCACCTGGAACACGTTCAAGACTGGATCTTCGATGGCCTCCCCGATGGCCAGCTGTGTTCCACTGAACGGCCCACCAACACCCGTCGGTGCATCCCCCGGGCCATAGATGTGCGCGCTCGCTCCAGGGATCTGGTCCACTCGGGAATCGCCGTCCCGAACGTTCTCGACGTCGATGTCGTACTCGTTCTCCCCGATGCAGTAGTACCCAATCTCCTGCTCGATGTGGTCCACATACACAGTGTACGGGACCATGATCTCATCCGGGATGGACTTCACTGTACCCATGATGAGAGGGATACGTTGCAACGGACGCGCTTCGTTGCTGCGACGGTTCAGGCTGTTGTTGGGGCTGCCGCCATCCAGCTGTTGGCTCCGCTCCTGCGGAGTCTGCATGTTGGGGATGTCCGGGATGAGCAGCACGGCTGCCACCGAGGCAATGAGAGCAACGACGCCAATACCAATGGCCACTTCCACGCCAGTGGCTGGGTAGACGACGCACCACAATGGACCCTTGAGCTGCTCAAGTTGGTCCACTGTGGCTTCATCCCACGGCGTCACGTCCGTGCTCTTGGAGATGTGCCCGTCGTACAGGCGCGCCGTCTCCGGCCACACGCCGTTGAAATGGTCGCGCAGAAAGTACCCAGCGTGGGCGACGTCGTTCCGCTGCCATGCCTTGGCATCCAGCGGGTTGGTGGTGGTCATTACAATTGGCATGGCAAGTAATACTTCACGCTGGTGAAGCCCATGGTTGCAATCTGTGGTGGCTGGACCTGAACGCCTGCTCGACGGATGTGGATGACGCGGTTCTCGCGCCGGCCCAAGTAGACGCCAACGTGGGGCATGATGCGAGGACGGAGCATGAGGACAATGCAAGCCTGGGCGGGGTTGTCCTCAATCTGCAGGAAGCGCGTATCCTGCCACGCCTCCACAACGTCGCCGAACTCCTCGCGGGTGTAGTAGATCAGCTCCGGAGAGCCAAGGTCCTGACCCGTGAGTCGTAGCCATACCTCACGGGTCAGGTCCCAGCAGTTGTAGGTGCGGATGTCGAACCGCTTGAGAAGGAGATCGTCGAACATCAGTTCAAGAACCCTCGCAGCATGGGGAACTGTTCAACAGTATAGAGCACCCCTGTGCGCGAGACGTTCAACAGAGGCGCGATTGCGTTGAACGATGTCCCTTGGGCCGAACGAGTCACGTCCTTCAGCTCCAGCGTCACCGGTCCGAGGATCGGTTCGCTGAGATCATCCGATCGGTAGCAGCGGAACTTCAGCGTGGGGCGAACATCCATCTTGTTCGCCAGCGTCACTGCTGCAATCTCTTTGGTGATGATGGTGCCGAGGTCGCCCAGCGTGACGCTCAGCTGCTGCGTCAGGTCGGCGCCAGCTCCCATGGGCTTCACGCTCATGGGGCAGTACTCGTACTCGAACGTGCCACCGCCGGACTCGTGGTCAACAGTAACTCCGAATCTGGGTGTGCCCGGCACCAGCTCTGTCAAGCGCTGGTAGGCGTTGCGCACGATGCGGTAGTCCTGCGTGAAGTTGGGGTGCGTGATCTCCAGCAGGTCGAGCTGGCGCACGGCAGGCGAGGAGGAGAGGAAGAACTCAGTGAGAGCACTCATAATGGCACCCGAACCAAGCAAACACCAACGATATTGCCACTGAGACTAGAGGGATAGGTGCCGAGCGTGGTCCAGGCACTATTGACCAGCTCAGGAGAGTCCAGCACCATGACGGCCGGCGTTGGCACGGTCAAGACCTCGTAGAGCCCGTCAAGGTCGATGGGAGTATTGACGCCGTTGTTGACCCCTGCTCCCTGAATCTGAACCGTGTCACCAGCGGTGAACAACACCTGGAGATCCAGCGCTCCAACCGGTTGGGCGATGACGCTGACCTGGTCCGCGGAGGCGTTGAACAGGGCAGTGATGATGGTGAAGTCCACTGGCTCCACTTCCAGCGTCATGCTGACACGGCGTGCCTGGCCTCTGACCTGGTCCACCTTGTAGGTGCCGGGGACCATGAAGACCTTGTACTGAGTCGGGTAGGGAGTGTCGACGATGAGGTCGGCGAGGAACGGTACAGTTCCTCGCTTCGCCGTGAAGTGCCAGAAGCCCTGGAACGTAGCCCAGTCCTTCTCCTCCAACAGCCAACTGGCATCCACCTGGCTGGAAGAGCCCACCTGGTCGGCGCGCAGTCGGGGCACGCCACCAGTGAGCTTCACCATCAGGCCGTCCTGGCCGAAGGTGGTGCCGTAGCTGTTCTGCTCGGGTAGGAATGGAAGCTTCTCAGTCATCGGGCGTTCTTCGCTGTCGTGTTACCTACGATAGCACGACGGGTGCGTCCTGAGGGGTTGCTCATGTCGTTTGCGATGACGGTAGGCGCCTCGGTGGTGACAATGCGCCGCGCGATGATCTCGACGTCATGAGGGCCGAGCTGGTTGACCTGGAACTGAGCGCCAGGAATGTCGCGGTTCACGACGGTCACGTTCATGTTCGGCGCCTGGCCGAACATGCCGTATCCAGCGTTCATCCGGTCCAGGTTGTTCCGGCCGATTCGACGGGTGGTGTCCGCGTTCAAGACGTACTCCTGGCCGTGGACCACGCCGGCGATAGACGCTCGGCCCATGTTGCCGGTGTAACCACCTTCGTCGAACCCGGTGAGCAAGGTGAGGCCCTTGGCCGCGCCGACGGAGGTAGCCAGGGCGGTGGTGCCTGCCGCCGCGCCAGCGCCGAACGTAGCTGCGTTTACCAAGGCGGCCGGAGTAGCCCAGGCGGTGCCGATAATGGCCGCCTGCGCAACGCTGGCCGTGGTAGCGGTGGCCGCCAGGGTGTTGCCCAGCGCGGCGTTGATGGCCATGTTGATGCCCATCTGCACTAGCGCGCTGATGACCTGCTCGATGATGCTGGACGCGACGTCCTTGATCTTCTGGGCGAGCACGTCCCAGAAGGTGAAATGCCGGGTCAGGTTGCCGTCCGCGTCGCGGAAGGCCTCCTCCATCTGGGACCGATACTCCTGAAAGTTGACAATGGAGTCGGCGACGGCATCGCCCACTCCTTGGACCATCATGCCGCCAGGGCCGAAGATGGCAGCAATGTTGGCACCCATGTCGGCCATGGCGTTGCGCGTCTCCAGCTGCATGATCCGCAGCTGTCGAACGTAGCCATCGACGAAGGAGCCACCCTGCTGCATGCTGAGGAACTGGATCTCCAGTTCCGCGAGCGACTGCTGGACCATCGAGGTCGCCGCAGGCGTCTCGCGCATGACGTCGTTCAGAGCCTTGGTCTGCTCGATGTACTCCATGGCCGGACCCTGCAGGTCCTCCAGGGTCTGGGCTCGAAGCTCCATGGCCTGGATCTCCTCGGACAGGGTGATGACCAAGCCCTTTTCTTCCTCGCTGAGCTGGCGCTTCAGCTGAGATTCAAAGCGCAGGACCTCGGCCAGGTCTCGCCGCTGATGGACGTTGTACCGTAGCAGGTCCCCTTCCTGCTGCATGTTCCTGAGAAGCTCGTCGAACGTCGGCCCTTTCTCAGTTGAGACCGTGACCGTGGCCGGACCTGGGTCCTGGTTCAACTCCTCCATGGCCTTGCGCCGCGCGTCAGCCTCGGCTGCCTCGCGCTCGATGCGGCTGTTGGCCACCATGCGCGCGCCATTGAGGAAGGAGTCCATGGCGCTCTCCAGTGGACCCTTACCACCCACGCCTTCGACCCCGTCGGCGAATCCCTTGGAGAAGGCCTGCCCAATGGACACGCCGGTAGTGCCGGCCAGGTTCGCCTTCAGCTGGGCAGCGGCCGCCCCGAGCCCAGTGAAGAACCCGGCGAAGTTGCGCCACAGGCCGTCCAGTGCGCGAGCAATCGTGCGTGGGAAGCTGAGGCCTGCATCGATCATGGCACCGAAGGTCTCGTTGGCCCAGGTGACGAAGTCCTTGAACACGTCGGCGGTGAAGTCGTACAGGAACTTCAGGCCTCGCTTGATCAGCGTCCAGGCGTAGTTGCCGGCGTCCGCCAGCGTGACCATTCGGTCTTCCGAGATGGAGATCTGATCACTGAAGGCCACCAGCGCTGCAGTGGCCGCGGTGATGGCAATCATGACAGCGCCGAACGGGTTCAGCGAGATCCAGGTGGTCAGCTGAGCCAAGGAGGCCATGAGCGCTGGCAACGCACGCGCCACCAGCACGGTGAGGATGGTCCCGCCCACCGCGGCTGCAACTCGACCTAAGGTCTCCAGGTTGTCGGCCACGTACATGATGCCCTTGGCAATCGCGGCCGTGACGCCCGTGCTCTGGTCCAGCTTGCCGATGAACATGGTCCAGGCGTTCTGAAGAACCTGGACAGCCTGCGACACGGTCGGCACGGTCTCACCGAACCGCTCGCTGAGCGACTCGCGCGCCTTTTCGAAGGCATCGATGATGGCCTGGCCGGTGATCTTGCCCTCGGCGCCCAGCTTGCGCAGCTGGCCGATGGTGACGCCCATCCCGTCTGCGATGACCTTTGCCACCTCGCTGGTGTTCTCAAGAATGGAGTTCAGCTCGTCGCCGCGGAGTGATCCCGACCCGATGGCCTGTCCGAGCTGCCGGATGCCGGCTTCCGCCTGCTGGGCGGTGGCGCCGCTGAGGGCGATGGCCTGGTTCAGGGACTCGGTGAACTGGAGCACCTGCCGCTGCGAGAGGCCCAAGGCTTCGGCTTGGCGCGCGACCTTTACGTACACCTCTCCCGTGCCCTCGAGCGATCCTCGGGTCCTCTGGGCAATGCCAAACAGTTCATCCGTGACGACGGCGAGCTGGACCGTCCCCTCCGTCACCAGCCGGAGCTGGTTCTGCATCGTCGTGAAGGCGTCCGCCGTCTGGAGAACGTTCCGTGCCAGGGCTGCGACGCCGAGGGCACCGAGTGCACGCTTGAGGAGCGAAAGCGCACGCTCGGCACCCGCGGCGCCATCACCGATGTCCTCGATGGAGCGCTTGACGCGCCGTGCACCGGTCTCAGTGATCTGGATATCAATGCGTTCTGTACTCATAGCAGCTTCATCCTCTTGAACGCGCTGACGGCAGTGTTGACGGCGGTCTGGACGAACCCGGCAGGCGCTTGGGCGCTGCTGCCTTCATTCAATCGTGGCACATATTTGACGTTGTTGGTGATATGAATCGTCTGTTCAGTTTGACGTCCTTCAAGGACCGCTCTGGCATTGGCCATGGCGGTGGCGCCGCTGGGGTCTTCCTCATCCAGCACCTCGGTGGTTTCAGCACCGATCGTGGCTTGCCAGTTGGCACGCGCGTGGCCAGTATCCACGGGCGTGCCAACTGTGACCACTTGATCAATCAAGACCGCCATCCGGATGATGTTCTTGTTGGAGTTGGTCTCAACGTTCTTCGCGTGCTTGGCGATACGTCGGCGGAAGCTCTTGAGATCAGCCACGTTTCTTCTCGCGCCACTCCAACCAAAACTCATCCATCCGACTGATGATGAACCAGAGGTCGTCCGTCTGGTCCCTGTTGAGCCCGTTTCGCTTGGACCACTGCATGGCAGCTGTCCAAGGTACGGGCCCGTCTCCCATACCACCCCGGCAGGTGGCGAGGTCGATGTAGGCCTGCATGTAGAAGTCCAGGCCCGCTTGCAGGACGGGCGCCTCCTGAATCGCTTTGGGAATCGGGAGGCGCGCCCTGATGATGTTCGGCAGGAGCTTCTTGATGATTGGTCCTTGCTCCAGAGTGAAGCGAAGGACCGCAATCAGTTTCCCGCCGCTGCCTCCAGGTCCTTGAGAAACAGCTTCCGGCCGGAGGCTTGCTTCTCCAGGTCTTCATACAGCTCCGGCAACTCGCGCAGGTACTTGAAGACGTTGTCCTTCGTGAACTCCAGCAGAGGGCCCTCGGTGTCGCCCTCGGCCAGGCCCTGCACCAGCGTCCCGTCCGCACGCCGCGTCCTCCAATCTAGGACGATGTGGTCGGCGAACAGCCGGATGAACTTGTCCAGCAGGCTCGCCTCGTCGATGAGCCCAGCTTGGAGGGCCTGCCGGTACGGCTGGATGGCGTCGTTCAGCGCCTTCTTGTACGTGCTGTTGGACCCGCCTGCGCGAGCCACGGTGATAACGGCGAAGTCATAGTCGACTTCGACGCCTTGCTTCTCGAGCTTCTTGTCGGTCTCGAACAGTGCCCTTAGATTACGTGCCATGTGTTTGCTCCTCAGTTGCTTTTCAATACGTCGAGTTGAACCGGGTGATGACCGGCAAGCCATAGGCTCGTGGTGAGCCATTGCTTTGATTCGGTGGATACTTACGACCCACCTCACCATAGCTGAAGGAAGGGTACGAGCCTGTGCGGTACCACATGAAGCCAGATGGCAGCACGCAGGCAGGTGCAGAACCCGGTGTCACGTTGTAGCTGGGGGCTGAGGTTCCATACCCCAGGTTCAGTACCAACAGCGCAAACTTCGACCGCAGGTCATCGTGCAGATCTTGCGCCGCTTCGAGCGTGAGTGAAGTGGGGTCGTTGTCAGCTTCCATAGAAGCCTCTACCGCTGTGCGGAACGCAGCTACGTTGGCATCGAAGTCAGCCAACCAATCTGTCTGTGGTGTAGTCAGGGACATTTCAGCCTCCAAAGATTCTCAAGTAGTCTGTGATGTTCACGGGAACGATGCCAAGGTTTAGTTTCAAGGCACCATCCGTCAACGCTGCTCCACTCTGATTGGTGAGTCGAACGAAGTAGTTGACCCCTGGCTTCATGAGCCAGTGCTCACTGCACCACTCTTGGGACACGGCTGCATAGCCTCGATCAAGAGCAGTGCCACCAACAGCGATGTCAGAATTGACAAACACTGGAACGGGGCATACCGGGGGAGTGTCGATACGGCTCCTGTTCTGAGGTGTGGCCGCCACCCCATCAGTAACGAGTGTGGGAGTCTCGAACACTTCGATCAAGCAAGAGCCAGCTCCGGTTGCACCGAATACTGTCCCCTCAACCTTCAACCATGCACCCTGAAAGTTGGCTGCCACTGCTGGGCATTTGATAAGCAGCCGCACCAAGCCCGCGTTGGCCAGCCCGGTGAGGGGCTGGGCCAACGTGAAGTCGAGCTTGGCTAGTACCGTTTTCATCATGATAATTACTCCGCTGCGTCGGGCAGGTAGTCAAAAAAGCCCATCCACAACGTGTGGTCTAGCGCGGCGTTGACCTGCGCGCCGCTGGCTGCGTTGAAGCTGCACGGAATCTTGATGGGCTGGTCCTGCTCGATCTGGAGACGAGCGTTGCCGAGGGTGATGAGAGGAACGTCCACGACAATGCCGCGGTTGTCCTTCACCATGGCCATGTCGAGGGTGACGCTGGCGTTCGCCTTCACTGCTTCGATGGCCGCGACGTCCGTGAAGTACGCGGTCAGCTCACCGTCCACCTGGAACTTGCCGACCGTGACCTCAAAGCCGCCCAACGTACCGATGGCCTTGCAGGCTTCGGCGTTGTTGTTGACGTTGAGCTTCACGTCCGTCATGAACCCGAACAGCGCCGTGGCGGTTGCACCGCTGGTGGGCACCGGGCTCACCCGCATCAGGGAGAAGTCGCTGGAGGTGTTGAAGGCGTCTTGCTCCACCAGGTTGGGGCGACTGCCCGACTTCACACCCACCGCGCCGGTCCTCGTCTCGCCGTTCAAGCCCATGTAGCCCAGGTCGCAGGTGACCTTGTCCGCGACGCCGATAGTCATGGCGATGGTGTTGGCCACGCAGCCGATCAGGTACTGAGACTGGATCTGCGAGGGTAGAGCGTTGTCCGGTGCACCGAGCGTCTGCTCCAGCTGGTAAGTGCGGCGCTTGATGAGAGAGCCGACCTCGTTCTTGAGAGCGCGCGGGAGGAAGATCTGGATGGTCTCGGTGGTCGACGATTCCGTCACCATGGTGGTGAGAGACTTGTCGAACTCCATACGAGTAGCCGTCGAAGTGAGCACGCGCTTGAAGCCGTTGTTCACCGCGTTGGCGAAGTGCGTGATGGTCGCGTCCCCACCCACGTACACCCACGTGCCTGCCGGCAGCACGGGCAGACCGCTCGCCGCGGTGAGCGCCGGAAGCGTGCCCGAGGCGTCGACGTCGACCACGCCAGCTGCGTACTGCTTGCCGACGAGGACGAGCTTGGCGGTGGCACCAGGCGTCTCCGCCACCAGGCCCGCGGCCGTGACCGCCGTGCCGCTCGCGGCCGTCACCAGCTTGAAGCCGTTGTTGGGCGAGTTGGTGAAGTTGCTGGCGAAGATGAGGTCGTTGATGGCGAAGGTAAGACCGCTCGCCGCGTTGTATGAGGTCGTAACGCTGGTGATCTCACCAGCTCCACCGAACTCAGTCTGGCGCCGCAGGTCCGCGAAGAAGAACCCCTGGAGGGGCTCCTGAATGTTGACGTGAGTGAGGTCGCTGACGAAGCCACCACTGGCTTCCAGGTCCACCACCATGCCCTTCTTGGCCTGACGGTCATCAGAGATTGGATTGCGCGCGACCGTGGAGATCTCCACACCAAAGTCGCCGTAGCTGTTGGGTTCCTGTGCCAGCCACACCGGAGAACCGGGAAGAACGCCGATGTCGGCGCTTTCCTCGGCGATTCGCAGGCCGGTGACGCTGCTGTCGATCTTCTTTACCAGAGCCATGGGATGGCCTCCTTACCGAATTGAGTCGTATTCGAAGTCGGCCTGGATCTGGGTTTGGAACCAGTGTCCGTCCGACCCTATAGGCTCCATCCGCACATTGCGGAGCAGCACGTCATGAGGCGTGGAGGCACCCTCCAGCGCGTTGTTCAATAGTATGCCCAACCTTGATGGTTCTCGCAAGGAAGTGCCGAGAGGTGTGAATAATTGGATCAAGACGAACCCGGTCTTCCTGAACCGGCGTTGGCCCACCTCATTCGCGAGTGTAGCTTGGAAGCCATCCGTCTGCTTCATCTTGATGCGCAGCCAAGGCCTCCCGTCCGTGGGCGGAACGGTGTCGTTCGGGTTCATGGGCTTGTCCCAGAACTCGATGGGCCCTTCGTCAGCCCAGGCGTCGACGATCAGCTGATAGACGTCGCCGTACGCCTCCATGGGGTTTGCAACTGTCATTGGTTCAACACCAGAAAGCTGAGCAGCCGAACGTCAGCCGGCTTCAGCTCCTCAATGTGAGTGATCTTGTACCGTTCCCCGTTGGAGTCCACCAGCTCCTGGAAGACCGACAGATCCTCAGTGGATCCGATGAGGCAGGTGGCGTCCGCCTTCTTTGCCAGGTCGATGGTCTGCTTGGACAAGCCCAGGCGGACCGTACTGGCCAACGGCAAGAACGACGCGATCAACTCCAACTGCCGCGCTGGGGTGGATCGTGGGTTCTCTGGGCCCAACCAGGGCTGGGCAGGGTCGGGCGTGTCGAAGTCCAAAGCGACCAGTGTGATGGTGCGACCGTTGCCGTCCACCAGGCGCTTGGCTGTTACGGCCAGCTTGACGAAGTCTGCCATGGCTTACCGAATGGTGTAGGAGCCGGTGAAGATGAGCGGACGCAGCGCCATGTCCGCCATGGGCAGCGGGGTGAACACCTGGAATCCGGGCAGCCTCTGGACCTCTTCCTCGATGGGGCCTGCCTTGGTGCGCTCCTTGGTGACGAAAGGATCCTGGGTGGGATCCGGCAGGAGCGTCGTGGTCAGCGCGCGTTGCGCGTACTCCGCGATGGCGGTCTGCAACGGAGGTGGTACACCTTCGTAGTAGTCCTCGCAGGTGGCCGCGTCGACCTTCAGCACGTACAGGCGTGGCCAACTGAGACCCTGAGGTGTCTCAGGGAACTCCATTTGACCCTTCCAACGACCCTGATACCGAGTCTCAACATACCGGGTGGCCTTGACGATTGAGATCTCCAGCTCGGGGTCCGTCTGGGTAAAGGTCACGCCCACGTCGCTCCAGTAGGAGCGCATGGCGGCCGCGCTTATATAGGCGTTGGCCCCGATGACCCCGGTTCCGTCCTCCAGAATGAATGCCATCTCACGACCTCACGAATCTTGTTGCGCGGGTTGCCTTTCAATGGTACACACCCGGTTATGAGCCAAGTCTACTACGGATTCGCCCTCGCAGGATTGATGTTCGCCTGTTCCGCATCCGGCGAAGCTGATCCAGCGCCCGTGTTTGAAACCATGCCGAGCGCCGTGACCACAGCGGAGTTTGGCAACCAATTGGCTGACGAGGGCCTGGTGGGCCCAGTCGGCAAGGCGGCCGAACGATGGCGCGCCGCAAGCTGCTTGGACGTGCAGGTGACGTCTGGCTCTGGCACGGTCTGGTACTACACGGAGGAGCCGTTGGAAAACAGCCTGGCTGGCGTGACCGGACCGGACTTGGAGAACCCGCTGTGGGTAGTCATGGAACATCATGATGAGCGCATGGAGGAGCGGGTGGCGGTGCACGAAATGGGTCACCGATTGGGCCTGCTACATGACACCAAAGAGGTCATGGTTGAGAACGTGACCCCCATGGAGTGGTTCATCGGCGAGAAGACGCTCAACCGGCTGTGCTCTATGCGCGATTGTGGGTGCTTCAACCCAGAGCCGGACCCGGACCAGTGTCAGACAATCACATGGACGCCTGGCAAAGGCTACTCCAGCTCTTGGGCTCCCTGCGATTAACCCGCGGTGCGGTCAAGTGGCTGGCTGATGAAGGACACGTAATCGATGTCCAGCGCGGTGGCTGAAGCCGCGCGAGTGACAACGCAGCATCCACAGTTCATGGTCTCAGAATCTGGAACCTGTGTATTGTGGGTTGCAACCACTGACCCGTTGATCAGAAACTCCACCGTTCCAAGTGTGTCCTGAAGGATTTCCAGCGTGATCCAAGTGCCGTGCACGGAGGTCATGGAGATGCCGCTATCCGTCACTGTAGCAGTACCGTCCGACTCTCGGGTAACGCACTGCAGGTTGACATCCAATGACGTGTTGGCGCTATCAAACATGAACGCCATGATGTGGCTCTGACCGGTGCCAGTGATGGCAACAGACGCCAGTTCTTCTGCAAATCCAATCAGTAGACCCTTGGTCTCGGTCAATGTGGGCCGAACCACAGCTTCGAACCGACGAATCTGGTCGCCTCGAACCCACGCAGCACCAACGGGTGTGCCAGTGGAGTTGCTGCCCCTATAGAGCGACACTAACGTTCCCGAGACCGTGTGCGTCTGGAGCCTAACGATGCCAGGGTGGCCTGCTTCAGCGGAGATGGCAGCAGTAGAGCCGCCTGCAGCGCCTGCAACCGTAGTCATCCAGTTGCTGCTGCCACCGAAGAACTGACCTACCAACGAAGAGTTGGTGACATACTCGAAGTCTTCGTACCACTCGCAAATGTTTTTGTTGCGGCCCAGCTGCCACACGGGTGGAGCACTGGCGCCACGGCTAGCCAGCACGCAGCCTTCCGTGCCGGCGTCTCCGCCCAGCTGCCAGGCACCGTCCGCTTCGATCTCCAGACGCTCTGTTGCAGCGGTGAGCAGCCGAATTGAGGTGCCAGCGTTGACCGTAAACAGGGAGCCGTTGAACGTATGGCTGTCGCCCCACGTCACGTCTTCATTGCGGTTGATGCCACATGCAAACAACAGCCACCGCTGAGCAGTAGAGTTGTAGATGAGCATCGCAGCAAGGCTGCTGCCGAAGCCAGATCCAAACTGAAACGCCACGCTGCCAGGGCATATGATGCCTTCGGTTGCTACAGTTCCAGCATCGTGCTCGATAGTGGTCGTCGAGCCACCGCCGGACGTATGGCGCAAGAACAAAACTCGCCCGGCAGATCCGCCAGTGATGCCAACGATACTGACAGAAGTACCACCTGTCTTAACAAGCAGTGTCGCATCCGCGTTCAGCGTAACGGTCTGTGAAGCGCCAGTCAGCGAGTGAGTCTGCGTCGTCTCAAAGCGGACGTTCTCACCCAACTCGAGCCCGGTGAGATCCACTGGCACGCCGGTGCCAGAATCGATCTGTCGTCCCTTGACAGTGCCGGCTGCCATATCGGCGAGCTTGGCGTTGGTGACGGTACCGTCTCCGTACGCGCCTGTAGCCAACGTTCCGAAGTCGATCGTAGAGCCAGACTCGCGCAGCACGGCACCGCTTGCAGCGACAGCGCTGATGTCTGCGGGGTCGCCCGAGCTGTTTGCAGAGCGTCCAATGACGCTCAGCGCTCCACTATCACGGATCTTGGCATTCGTGATAGCGTTGTTCGTGATGCCTGCAGTTGCAACCGTGCCCCACCCGATGGTGGAACCCGCTTCGCGCAGCACCGCACCAGTTAGAGCTGACGCAACTATGTCAGCAGGATCACCAGCAGTGCCTGCTGACCGACCGATGACGCTCAGTGCCAAGCTGTTCCGCAGCTTGGCATCCGTGACCTGGTCATCGCCAATGTTGCCAGTGACCAGCGTACCGAAGCCCAGGTCGCCGGAGCCAGAGCGACGGAGCACCTGGTCGGCTGCTGCCGTAGCAAAGAACAAGGATCCTGCAGCTCGGATTAGAGCAGACTGGGCGCTGGACGTCAGTTGCCCCAAGTTGCCCGAGGTACGTGCAACAATGGACTCAGCCGACACTGCGACGGGCGTATACGCCGCGCTGCCTGCTGTTGCGTTCGCCGCAAAGGTGTTCGCTGCCACCGGCGCGAAGGTCCAGCGTAGCTCCGTCTCTCCGCCGCCAGCGTCATCAGTCGGCGCCACCAAGATGTCGGTGGTGTCGATCAGGTTCATGGCCGCGCGTTGCGTCTGGGCCACACCATCGACGCGGATCACATGTCCGGTGTTCGTATCCGGAGGAGCTGCCCAGGTGCCGTCCGCCCGGAGGAAGTTGGTCGTGCCACCGCCGCTGGCGGGAGCCAAGCCCTTCAAGCTTGAAGTGAACGTGTCCAGCAGCGTAGTGGCCTGCGTGCCGGTCAGCTCCTCGATGTCGCCGGAGCCAGCGGTGACGCGACCGAGGATACGCGCTGTGGCGATGTTCTGAAGGTCACCAATGAGCGCGAACTCCTTCAACAGCTTGAAGTCGACGTTCGTGTCGTCTGTGAACATCGGGATGCACGGCACATCGTCGCGCACCCAAAACAGACCCTTCCCAGCACCCAGTACGGGTGTAGAGAAGGTCTGCTCCTGCATGAGGATGAAGCCGTTGGTCACGTCGACGAACGTGTTCGCGTTCAGCTCGACAGGACCGCCCGTGCTCTCCAGCTCGACCGTGACGGAGCTGAGCAGCCGAACCGGAGATCCACCCGTGTTCTCAATGAGGATGGTGTCCGGACCGTGGATGTAGATGGTGTCGTGCGCTTGTAGCTCGAACCCCACGTCCGGATGGATGAACAAGTTGCCATCCGAACGGATGTCACCGGTCACCTCATCAGGCACCGCGGTGCCGAACGACAGGTACTGGCCTGTATCGATGAAAGCGTTGCTGGCGCCCGAATGCGGGTCGATGAGCAACACGTCATCCCAGCCGGCGCTGCTCGCTCCTGGAGAAGCCCAGGTGCCGTCCGCCCGGAGGAAGTTGGTCGTGCCACCACCCGAAGCAGGCACGACGCCCTGCAGCACGGGTGTGAACAGGTTCAGGATGGCCGTCGACTCGGCCGTGGTCATGAAGAACGGTGGCAGCGGGCCAGCGACGTTCAGGCCGAAGAACACCGGCCCTGCCACGGGATCGAAGGATCCAGGGGTCAGACCCACGACCGTGGCGATGTTCGTGCCACTGGGCGTATGCACTTGACCCCGAGTCGCAAGCGGCCCGGGGTCAAATGGGGTCGGATCGAGTGATAACCCGTCCGCCATACTCGGTCACCTCAACGCTTGGTTGGATACTGAGGACGAGCCTTGCCATAGCCCATGGGGCGTTGGTGGGCTCGATCGATCGGTGCCATCTCCGCGGTCTTGCCTTGCTGAGGCTTGACCGAGTTCAGGTAGTTCATGAGAACTTGCTGACTCTCCTGCGGCGTACGGCTCCGCTCCAGGTTGATCACCGCGGCGTCCCGCAACCGTTGCGCCTCGGCAGCCGCCTGCTTGGCCGACCGCTCGGCTTCCTGGGCCTTGCGAACGGCCTCGTCTGCGGCCTCCAGGGCTGCCTTGGCTGCGTCGACGTCGACAACCGGAGCCGGGGGAGGAGGCGGCTCCTCGGGTGCAGCTCCGGCGAACTCCGACGACTCCATGCCGAACAAGCTGACCTCCCTCGGCGCCTCCACGTCCGGCATGCCGGCCGTCGGTTCCACGACCTCTGGACTGAACTGCCCTTCGGGAAGGTCTTCCTGATCTTCAAGATTCCGGTTGAACCGGGTGAAGTTTGGGGAAGCAGCGGTGATCTGGCCGCGGGTGACGTCCTTCAGGCCCATTGCCTGGAGCGCGTCGACCCGCGGCAGACCATCGTTGGTCCACTGGTCATCGTTGGTGGGATCCAGCTTGCTGAGTGCTCCTCGAATGTCCATGCTCTTTCCTTACGGCAGCACGCCGATCATCAGCTGCACCAGGCCCGTCACCAAGACGATGCCGTTGGTTGCATCCGTGATGTCCGCGGCGTCGACCAGCACGTTGAGATTCAACTCCAACGAGCCAGCCGTGTTGTCCAAGAACAACGCGCCCGAGCCCACCGCGCGTCGGCCAGTGGCGGCCGGAGTGACCCGGGCGACGGCCGGACCCATGGAGGTGCTGGGGACCACATCAATCTCGGCACCCGCCAAGGCACCATCGGCGTCCGGCGCTGAGCCGACCGAGAAGTCACCGTTGAAGGTGGCCGCGAGGTCGGTGTCGGACGTGCTGAAGGCCAGGCTGGCCTTGGTCTGGGTGATGCACAGGAAGCCCGTAGGGAGAGCGCCCAGCACCGCAGTGCCGAAGCCAACGCCTGCACCTGCAGCGGCTACGGTCACCGGAAGACGATTCACCTCGATGGTCAGCAGTCCGTGGACCTTGCCTTCCTTGACTGCAGCATCGAGCGAGTACTTGAGACTCATGTTTCCTCCAATGGATCAACAGGGCTGGGCGCGAACCCAGCCCTGTTGTACCACATTACGCGGATTCGCGGGTGATGAGGCGAGCGATCTTGATCTGCTTTCGCTCGGGGAAGACGCGCTGCCAGCTGTCCGCGTGCGCCAGGTTGTTGGCCGTGGCGGCGTTGGACGGACCACCGTTCGGCGCCGTACCGTTGTACTTGTGGCCGACCGGGTGGAAGCACCAGCACACCCGCGTGTGGAGGACGTCCTGACCAGCACCCGCGCCAGCGCGAGCATGGCGCTCGGTCTCACTGGGCAGCGAAACCGGACCGGTGCCGAACCGGACCGCACCCGCACCGAACAGCCAGGTCTCGAAGACCTTTCCATCCGTGGTGGGCATACCGTCGTCGACGATCACGCGCCGACCGAGGAAGAACGGAACGTCCTCCGCATCGGGGTTGGTGGCGTCGGGACGGAAGTCGATCAGGTTGTTGACCTGCGCCTTGTGGTAAACGATCGAGTGCATGAGGACCATGCCCAGGTCGTTCTGGCTGTCGCCCATCGTCAAGCACGCGCGCAGGAAGTTCACCGCGTTGAAGTCGGTGAGGCCCGCCTGGAAGATCGAGCCAGACGCGTCGAACGTCAGGTCGTTCTGCACGTGCTCCGAGCCCACGGGAGCCGCTGCGTTGTCCGCGAACACGCCCTTCATCAGGGCGACGAACGCGGCCTGGCGCCGACGAGCCCAGTAGGCACCAACGCGCTGGGCGATGGACTCCTGGGGGTCGCTGCCAGCCAGCACGCCAGCCAGCTCGACGCTGGTCCAGCTCTGGTGACGCATCATCCGGACGCTCACTTCCATGAGCGAACCGGTCTTCTTCGGGATGCTGTTGCCGAGGGTGCCCGCGTAGGGTGCCGAGACGCCGAAGGTCGGATGACCGTACTGGTCATCGTAGTCATCAGTCATGATGTCTTCGTCGTCGTTCGCCAGGTCGCGCCACGACGGCGTGTTGAAGGTCAGACCACCACCAGCCAGGTGTGCGCTGATCGCCGAGTCGTTGACGACGGCGCCACTGTTGATGATTGCGGTCTTCTCCTCCGTGATGTTCTGCATGTACGGATCGAAGATCTCGGGGACGATGACGTCCGCGAGTCGGGTAGCTCCAGTTGCCATGATGGCTCTCCTTAGGGGTTAGGTAGGGAGCCTAGTGCCATGACAGGCTCGGAATCAGTTCGGGAGCACCACCATGGGCAGCTCACCTATCAGGATCAAGTATTACGGAGCGCCCGGTGGAAGGCAAGTGATGTGACGTTTTCTTGTCATCATCTACCCAATCTGTCGCGTCAACCGTCGGGGGACTGAGATCTAGAGGCGGAGGAATGCTGACACGAGGCTTACTGTCCACATCGCGATTCAGCTGAAACTGGATCCGGTCCACCATGGCGCGCGTGGTCTTCACGTCCCTCTCAATCATGCCCAGCACGAAGTAAACCGAGCGGCAGAGGATGATCAGGTTCAAGATCCAGCGAATCACGTGGAACACCGCCCAAGCGACGCCGCCCGCCATGAGCAGCGCGATGACGGTCAGCGCAGCCGTCCGGGGATCAAGACCCGGAGCCCACAGGTTGGACAGTCGCTCCATGACCAGTTATATACTACTGATCATGGAGCGAGCAACACGGGTCAGGGGTCGGCGGGACGCTGGAACGTGAACGCTGGGTTGATGATGACAGATTCGCTGAAGCGAGCATCACCTCGTGGTAAGTACCCATGCGTCATGTGCCAGTCCTTCCCGCGCAGGAAGAAATGGCCCAGAACGTACGTCCCGAACACCCCAAGCTGGCTGTGGCTACGGCCGAACATCAGCGATTAGCCGCCTTCTGTGGCGTCTTGGGCTTGGGACGCAAGCCGCCGATGGTGGTTCCCGCCCACTTCGCCATGTCCTCAGCCTTCTTGCGGTCTGACTTGAGGATCTGGCCCTGCTTGGCGGTGTCCCAGCCTTCGTACGTCCAAGGGTTGCCGGTCAGGTCCACACGACCGTTGCGGTTGGAGCCGTTCGAGCCACTGCCCTCGGAGCCCTGCAGCCAATGCTGCTTGCGTCCGAGCATCTCCAGCAGCCACACGTCCGCGTCGACATCGGGCGTGACGCCAACACCGTCCTTGGTGCGGATGCTGACGATCTTGAGAAGCCCTGTCTCCTCATCACGCTCCACCTCGGCGCTGAGGTGGCGCTCCGCGTACATGAGCGCGTCCTCGATGGCACCCGGGTCGAGCTTCCCCTTCTTGAACTCGTTGACGGCCTTCAGCGCTGCATCGCGCACGGCCTGCGTGATCTGTGCTTGCTCGTAGTGAGCCACGAGCTTACCGTTGCGCTCACCCTCGGCGAGCTTGGGGGCAATCTCGCGCTCCCACTTGGTCTTCTCGCCCGCGAGCCGGGTGTTCACCTGGGCGTCGACGGCTTCCTTGGACTTGGAGCCGTTGGCAGCCGCCGCTGCTTCCAGCTCGGGGAACTTCCCCATGCGCTCGGTCAGCTCCTCGAGCGTACCCAGCGATGTGTACTTGTCCAACGTGGTCTTGGCTTCCTTGAGCTTGGTTCGGTAGCCGCCTGCCTCCTCCTGGAGCTTCAAGCGTCCCTTGGTACCGATGACCGTGCCACCTTCGAACTGGGACGTGTCGAAGATGTGCTTGGTGCTCTCGCCTTCCTTGACCTCCTTGTACAGGGGTCGATATGCTTCAGGGATCTCCTCGATATCTTCGTACGATTCACGCAGTGCCATGCACTATCCTTGATGTGGGGCCATGCCCCGGTTGTTACTCCTCAGGGCGGGGTGGCACAGGTGGCCGACCCGTCAGGTTGTGCGCTCGCTTCCAAGCCGCCACGTACATCACCCGCTCGGCCTTCTTCCGGTCCTTGCCGGCGCCAGACGATTGGATCAGTTTGATCGTCTCACCGATGAGCTGGACCACGTCCGGCCCGAAGGTGAGAAGCAACTTGATAATGGCGAGCATTCCAGGTCTCTTGGGTTGGGGTGGAGGCTTTGTACGCGGCGAAGTCTTCGGTCAGGTCGTACAACGGCATCTGGCGCGTGCCCTGTGCGTCGACGACCCAGACCAGCCTACTCTGCATCGCAGGCTTCCAGGTCCCGCTGGAGAACCGCGACGACCTGGTCGATGATGGGACAGCTCACGGCCGCCTTGGCGTCTCGGAGCAGGTCCGGACAACCACCGTGCAACGACTCCGTGGCGCGCTGGCCGGCGGCTGCATAGCACGCGTACCGAGCGACGTCGTCGTACAGCTCCTGCTCTTTGGTGAAGGTGGAAGGCGTGCAGGCGACGAGGGTGAGGGCGAGAATGGTGCGCTTCATCATGGGAGTACCTCAGTTTTGGTCATGGCGGCCACTAGGTCGTCATCGTCCTGGAATCGGTCAATGCGAATCCAATGGCCATCGACCTCCACCAAAGTCTCAACACGAACTTC